CGTAGCAATAACCGCGGGCCCAATATCCTGGCCCAGCTCAGCCTTAAAGTTCTGCCATTCCACGCCAAACTGAGCTACCTCGTCGGTAGCGTTGGTAGTGGCGTCGCCCATTTTGCCAATTTCTTCGCTGGCAATTTCCGCTACCGCTTTGGTTACGTCTGCAATGGATGCAGCCTCAGCGCTTACGCCTCCTAGCTTTTCGCGAAGCTGTACAGCCGAAATACCTAAGTTGTCAAGGATTAGCGGCGACTTACGGCCAATACCGGTAACAATGGACTGCGTAAGGTAGTCCACGGCTTGTCCGGTTTCCTTAGCTCGCATTTGGGCAAACTTAAATAAGTTGCCTAGCTCTTGAATTGGTATTCCAAAGTTTCCAGCCTGAATGCTTTGTTGCATAAGCTGCAAGTCCGTAACCATTCCGCGCGTTGACTTGCGCAGTTCGTCCAAGTCAGCTGCATCGCCAAACCGTCGGAAACCTTGTTCAGCTGCCGTAAGCTGGTCGCCCAGCTTAACAGCTTCCAGGGTGAAGTCCTGTATAACACTAACGGCAAAGCTTGCGCCAATTAGGTTACCTATGTTTTGTATGTTTTTAGAAAAGCTTTGCAGCTCACGGTCCGCGTTGCGGATGCCGTTACGAAACTCGCGGGTATCTAAGCCTAGCAGTAAGCGGGAGATAATTTGGTCAGCCATTCTTTGCTATCTTAAATAGTTTTTCAATTCCGGAGCTTCGTTTTTCATCGTCAAATGTAAAAAGGTCGGTAGGTTTTAGGCCGCCCTTTTTTGCATTCCCGCTAAAATTGGCCACTATTGTGGCCAGCCACCTAGTGCGGCGCCAGGCGTCCTTTTCCCCTTCGTTAAAAGCCTTCAGCGTCGCTTCAATCTCCGCGCCCGTCAAACTGAGCGCGTCGGCTTTACTTAGCCCTATTCTCCCGATTAGGAGGCCCAGTAGGGTTACTGGACCTCCTTCGGGGAAAAAGGGGCGTTTAAAAGCGCCGGGAGGGCCTCTACGGAGTTAGCGCTTAGTTCTTCAATAAACTGGTCAAGCGTTGGCTTTTCTTTAGTGTTCCAATAGCGCTGACAATAAACCAGCACTATGGTGTCCTTTAATCCTAAACCTTCACCAACCTCAGCCATACGCTTGCCAGTTAGCTCTTCAAACAGTAACGCTGCCCCCAGCGCAAATTTTTGCCCCTTTTCCATTTTTATGCGTTTGTAGCTTGCGACAAATTACCGTTGCCCTGAAGTTGGAAGGTATAAGTACCGTTGTCTTTGTCAGGCTGTGAAGCTGAAAAAGAGGTAAAAATAGCCAAACCGTTCAAATTGGTTTCACCAGTTAAAGGAGTAACGGAACCGGCAGCCGTTGGCGTAAGCTTCACGTAAACGGTGGTACCTACTAAAGCAAAAAGCTCGTCTGCGTTCCACTTAGTAGCGTCGTCGTCGCCGAACAAAGCGGAGCCGGAAGCTGTCCAGCTTTTCGCACTAGTTACGTGCGTGCGCCATACAGCGGAGTCCTTGCTGGTGGTTTCGCGGGTTTCGGCTGTAATATCAAACGAACATTCCGTTTCGTCTGCTAAGCCTTTGTAAGTGGTACCATCCGTGCTCAAAAGGAGGCGGTACTCAGTGCCTGAGATGCTGGCCATAATTAGGTATTTTTAATTGTAAAGGTGAAATCAGCTATCAAAAGGACGTTTTCAGCGTCTTGATTGTAAAGGGTTTGGGCGTTTGTCATCCATGCGGAAAGGTACGCAGCATTTCCGTTGGCCGCAAGGTACGTGCGTATGGTTTGCAGCGTGGTCTGCGCGTTGTCAGCGCTAGCCTGGTATATATACAGCTCCGCGTTTACGTTCTGCATCCGGTAGCCGTCTTTGGTTTCCGTAACCTCTATGCTGTCCATTTGCAGCACTATGTGGTCGGCTGTGGTGCCCTGGGGGCTAGCCATAGCGTAAACCGGTAGCGCCTGGGCAGCGGTCAAAGCGTCGCGTATAACTTTAAGGTAGTTCATTGCAGTGCTCGTCTTAGCTGTTGTTGCCATTTGGAGCGTCCAACGCGGTCAATACGGGCACGCGTTGAAGCGCCCAGCGCTTCCCAGGCTTTGCCCATAAAGTCCTTAGCAGGGTAACCCTTATTCGTTCCGTTTGCACGGCGGCCGTACAGTTGCATAAACGGGTAGCTCTGCGCGTCGCCCTTAGCCTTACGCACGCGAGTAGGGCCTATCCAAACGCCTATTTCGTCGCGCCACGCCTTCACCCTTGCGCGGGTAATTTTAATGGCCTTAAATAGCTCGTTAGTGCCTGGCTTGTTTACGTCTTCGTAAGCGGCAGCACGTGCTGAATTTCGCAGCGGTGTGGCTTCCTGACGTAGAACACTGTAAAGTTGTTGCAGCCGGAGTTTTTCCGGTGCATTCTGGAGCTTTTTGCGGAGCTCGTCAAGGCCAACAATTCCTTTTTGCTTAGGCATTGTCTTTGAGCCTTGTTTTGATTAGGGTGTAGCGCTTGCGGCCTTCCGGCAGCGCGCTTATCACCTCGTACCGCTGGCTGTTAAATTCCAGCTCCCAGCTGCCGAGCACGTCGGTGCGGTAACGCACGCGCCAAAGTACCACGGCGCTGCTCTGCATTTGATCGCTCACAAAAGCCTCCGTACCTGCGCCCTCGTTTACTACTAGCATAGCATAGCAAGCCCCAGCGCTCGCAAAGCTGCGCAGGACCTGCCCGCTTTGGTTTGTAGTAACCGTTGGGGCGTAGAGTGTTATGCGGCGGTCTAAGGTCAAAACGTATTTTTGTATCGGTACAGCACGCGGTCAAAAAAGCGGGGAATAGGTTGGGGCAAGTCATCCCCATAGTCAAAGCCGTATTTCACGCGCTGGTAAATAGCGTGTATTACGTCTTTGGGCGTGCTGGTATTCCAACCAGCCGCGTAAACTACCTCCAGCTTATCGCCCTCAATGGAGGGTGTTAGCTTGCCGTTTAATAGTGTGTATTCGGTATCGGCTACGCCGTCCACCTTCACGTAAGTTACCGCCCCAATGGGCCAAAAGGGAAGATACAAAGTATCTTCCCAGTTGGTTACCACGGTAACGGTTGCGACTCCTACCACCACCTGCGCAAAGCTCAGCGCTTCGTCGCAAGCCGCGTTGTAAAGGAAGGTCAGCAAACTGTCGTCTGCGCTTCCGTCCACTCGGCAAAAAGCTTTTACCTCGGTGAGGTTTATAGCTGCGGGGGTGAAGTCAATGGTTGTCATTAGATCGTAACGTCGTCAGCAATTACGAAGGACTTTTGACGCAAAATTGCGATGTCCATAAAGCGCTCCACGTAGATACGTACAGTTGAGCTCAACATTTCGGTGTAGGGGTCAATCAACAAAGTTGCACCGCCCCAGAAGCCGATTTGTACGTCTTCAAAGTTACCGAACAAAATGCCGTAAGTGTCAGGGCTACCGGCTGTCTTTTTGCTCAAAGTCGTTGAGTAGATATTGTAACCGTTTGCAGTTTGAACCGGATCCAACATACCCTCAACCAAGAAGCGGCCGCTACCGGCGTCAACCTTCGTCTTTTTCAATTTGGCCACTACGTTAGGATGCGTAACGTAGCCCAGGCGTCCACCCAAAGCGTTGTTAGCAGCCAGCAAAGCCTCCATATCTACGAGGTCATCATAAGAAATTGCACCCAAAGCCAAGTCCTGAGCCGTACCGTTCAAAGCGGTGTAGATACCGGTTGGTTGGTTAGAAGCGCCAGTACCAACAAGTACAGCCTGTTCCAAACCTTTGTTAAAGCTTTGGTTCAATTGGTTAATCATCCGAGCCTGAATACCTTGGCTGTATTCCTGAGCCAAAAGCTGGTTAGATACAGCGGCAGCAATTACTGAGCGCTTAGGCGTCATAGTAATGGTGCTGAACGTCAAGTCCTGAGCAGAAGCTGCGCCGGTTTCCGTGTTCCAGTTCAAAGTGTAGTCGCTGTCCTGTACTGGGAATTGTACGTTACCAGTCAAACCTTCAGCTACGGAGCAAAGGCTTAACATTGGAGTGTTGGGGTACAAAAAGTCAACGTAACGGCCTGGGTCAGTGTACACCAAGTCGCCGCCCAAATTGCCACCAGCTCCACCGGTTACGGTGTTCGTGCGCAGTTCGCGGTTCAAAAACTCAGGCATATGCACAGCGGGCTGCCCTTCGCCGCGGCTTTCTACGCCCAGCTTGTTGCGCTCTGCAATTCCTTCCTGGTTCATTTCAGCCTCAATACCGGTCAGCTTGCCGTTGCGAGCTTCGCGGATTGCCTTCACAATATTGAATTTGCGGAGGTCTTTTACTTGTGAAGCGGAGAAACCACCAGCAAAAGCTGAGGCATCCACTCCAGCGCCTGGGTTCTCGGCGCCTTCGTTTTTAGTTTCCATTTGTATGGGGGTTAAATTAATTGTTTCAGTTTCAACCTCAGCCGCGCGGGCACTCTCCAGGCTTCGCATCGCCACGGCGGTAGAGGGGTTTGCGCCGCGGGGCGTGAGGGAAATATCGTAAATTTCGGCAACCTTCGTTATTACACGCGTCGGCTTTTCTCCCTTTACATTCTCCCAGCGTTCCTCAGCAACAGTAAACGCCCAGCTGGCTTGGTCTAAGTCGCCGCGCTCTACTAGCGTGCGGGCTTCTTTTCCAGTGGCCGTGTCCGGTGCGTTAAACTCAAAATACAGTCCTTCCTCGTCAGCGCGCAGCTCCAGGGTGCCCTTTCCCTTATTGCGGCGTGCGAGCACGTAGTCATAGTTATGATTCATTAGCGCGTGGATGTCGTGCTGGTCTATTTCAGCAAACGCGCTGCGCTCTATGCGCTCGTTAAAAGCGCCCATATCATACGGCTGGTAATTAGCCGCATATCCGAAAATAAGCCCTTCCTGAGCCCCGCCGTTAAGCGGTAGGCTCCGAATCTCCTTGCTCTCTGTTGATGGTTCCATTTTGTACGTCGCCTGTCGCGCTCATATGCGCGGGTTTGTTAAACTCATCGCCGCCCTCAATAGGTGCCAGCCCTTCGCTCTTTCTTATCTCGTTGGCGCTAATTGCGCCGATATTCCAATAGCTTACGTTGCGCTGTACCTGGGCTAGCATATCGCCGCGCATTAAACCTTTGAGGTCTAGTTCAAACTCCAGCGGCCCAGTTACCAGCTTATTGGTAAATTCCATCTCAATCTGCTCACAAAGCGGACGGATGCAGTCGCTTACAAATTGCGCGTTCTGCGCTTCAATGGAGCCGTTGTACGTTGCGCCTTGCAAGTGGCCCACCTTGTGAGGCGGCACCTTGAAAATGCGACAAATTTCCTCTACCGAAAAGCGCATACTTTCAATGTACTGCGCTTCCTGCATTGAAATACTTACCGGCTTGTATTCGGCCCCAGCGGTCAGTACGGCGGTCTTTCCGCTATTGCTACCTGAGTAGCGGCGGTCAAACTGGTTGCCTAGCTCCTTTAAGCGCTCCACGTCGCGTATTGAGCCGTCTAGCTGTAAGATACCTTTGGGCATAGCACCGTTGCCGTAGAAACCGCCCAGGTGCTTATTCGCAGCCATTGCCGTGCCTATGGTTTCCTTAGCGTAAATAATAGGGCTAAGGCCGTTAATGCCGTCAATGGTCCACGCTTTTAGGTGGATTATTTGCGACGGCTCTAAGCGCATCGTAACGCCGCCCGGAAGGTATAAGCTGTAAATAAGGCGGCCGCTAGTGGTATCAATAGTTACCAAATCGGTATCTATCATTTCCAGCGCCGTAATACGGCCACGGGTGCGGACCGGTAATACGTAGGCATTACCGCGCAGCAAAAGGCTGTTTACCAAAGCCTGGCGCCAATAGTAACTATTGTAAGCCTCGGAGGGCTTGCGGCTTACCAGCTGGTCCAGCTGTCCCTCTACTTTTACCTTTCCGCTTTGGCTTTCACTGTACAAATTAAAAGGCAGCGAAGCGATCGTATCGGAAATAAGAGAAACGCACGCGTACACAGTGCTAACTGTGGGCGCGTTGTTGCTGTTGACGGTTTCGCCCGCGTTGGTTTGTACGCCGCCGATTAATTGGTAGAGCCAGGGCTTTGGGGAAATAATGCCGGAAATACTCCGGGTAACTCGTTGTAAGAGTGAGGCCATTACGCAAAGGTTACAAAATACATTTTCATTAAACAAAAATAATATCTTCCGTTTGGTACACGGAAGTATTTGCCTGGGCGTTGTGCACGTAACCGGCCAGCGCAGTAATGAGCGCAGCCGTGCCGTCTATCTTATCGGGAGCCTTGCTTTTGTTAAAAGTCCAGTTATCGTTTTTGTCTATTTGTAGGTTAGTGTTGGAAATATGCCAGGCGGTAACCGGGTTGCCGTCGTGCCCTATTCGCTTCTGCTGCACCAGTCGGTAGAGTAGCTTCATTGGTTCGTTAATCATAAGCACGCCCTGACGGACCTCAAAGCAGAATTTCGCACCGTAGCGCTGCCGAACCTGGTCTATGGTTTCGGCGGCATTCCAGGGGTCAAAAAAGATAGCCTCTACCGGGTATTCTTCGCAAAGCTCAAAAATCTTTTTAACGCGGTCGGGGGTAGTATTCACCTCCCCAGGCACTACCTCCACGTGCCCGTGCTTTAGCCAGTTGCGCACCAGGTTCGGGTATTTGTTTTTCCGTTTGTCCATTGCGTGCGTGGTAATTTGGTAAAACTGCTTTGTATAAAAGCGCTCCGCTCCGTCCCAAAATAGCAGCACGTAGGCCGTCCAGTCATTCACGGCCGCAAGGTCAACGCCCATATAACACCTCCAGTTATGCATACCGGCCGGCTCCTTAGCCGCGCACCGGTTCCAGCTGCCCAGTTCAATGTACGGTTGTGCGCTGCCCGCCCATTGGTTTAGGTGTAGTTTGCGGAGGGAAAGTAGGGTAGGTTCGTCAAACTTAGCCGTGCGGCTTAGTTCCTGTAAATACTCCAGGCTCACCGTAACGCCCAGGCTAGGGTTGGCCTTTGCCCACACCTCCGGGCTATGGGGATCTTCGGTATCTTCTGCGCCGTAAATAATCGGCAGGAAGCTGGGGTCGTCCACGTCGCCCTTCAATACCTTGACTGCGTATTCGTGCCATTTATGGGCAAACGTAAACGCACCGCCCGCCGTGGTAATTGCAATCATTTGGCTGGGGCGTGCCGCCATTGAGGTGCGTAGTGCTTCCCAAAGCTCCGGACCTTTGTGTTCGTTCCACGCGTGTATCTCGTCGCAAAGAATTAGGGAAGGGTTAGCACCGTGGTTACTTAAACCGTCGGAAGTAATGGTCTTTAGGAAGCCGGGTTTGTTTAGTAGGTGTATTTCCTTCCGGTAGGGAATTAGCGCCTGCTTTAGTACGGGATTCATTAGAATAGTGTTGCGGACGTAGCCGAACAATATACCCGCTTGCTCTCTCGTAGCTGCCGCGATTATTACCTGGGGGTTACTATTCTCTTTCCAGCCTTTAAGCAGGTGGGCTATGGCCAGCATAGCAATAAACGCGCTCTTTCCATTCTTACGCGGGATCTCCAGCCAAACCATTCGCTTGCCTTCGCTTCGGCGGATTAGGTCGCGCTGCCATTCCATTAGGCGCACCGGTGTACCGGCGGCGGCATCCTCAGTCAGTACACAGTACCGCTCTATGGTTTCTTCCGTCCACGTCATAGCTCTAGGGTCATCTGGTTATTCGCTTCCTTGCGCAGCTTTTCAATCATTCGCTTAGCCTGGGCCAGGGAAGCAATAGCCGGGTTGCTGCGTATTACCAGCTGGCCGCGGTCGGTTAGCGCTTCAATGATTGCGCCGTGCTTTTCTATGCTGGCTTCGCAGTCAGCTTTGACGCGTAGCCATACGTTTAGTTCTTCATTCATAAAAAGGGGAGTTTGAGGTCGTCTTGAAGGAGTTTTTCCGAGGCTGACGCGGAATCAGGTGCATTCGTGTTACGATTAGACCCCACCCCCCAAACCTCGGCCGCGGTCTTAGCTCCGTGGCATCGTCTGCATAGTATTTGTATATTCTTACTGTCCCAGCGGTCGCCTCCCTGGGTTAGTGGTTGTATATGGTCAAGGTGTAGGTCCTTACCTTCCGGTGTACTACCACACTGAGCACACTCACCGCCTCTACGTGCTATGATTGCAGCCCTGAATTTGCGCCACGCTGTGCTTTTGTATAGCTTTTCCTGAAAGTAGTTAACCCGCTTGGGCTTTGCTTTGTGTCTGAGGTACTGCATCTTACGTTATTTATGGTTAACTATGGTTAACTACTTTCATTGAATTAGCACAAAACATTTATTACGCTAGGTACTCTATATATATATTTATATATAATATATAGTAAGTAGTTAACCAAATGGGCTACATAGCCTGTATTTACTGGTGTTCGCATTGGTTAACTACTCTTAAAAGTCGTTAACCAAGTAGTTAATATGGTTAACCGCTTTTACCATACGCTGGTTACCGTGGCTACGGCTAAGCTCTAAGGGCAGCCCTAGGGTCTTAATCAGCGCCCGCATCTTATTGCGTGCAAAAGGTCGGTTATTACTGTCTACACAGTAAAGGCAGTAACCGCTATAAAACTGGTTAAAGGTAACCTCTTCGTCCTGCTTCATAATTAGCGCTTCCTCATAGTACGACTGCAAGCTGTTGACGCTAGCCCTGTATTCCCTGAGCTCCGTTACGTTGCTAGGTACTTCCGTGAAGCCATTTTGCTGAATAAGGCGTTTTAAGCCTATTACAGCCCAGTTAAAGATACCGGGCAGCTCTTTGTATAGTTTGCTTTGCAACGTCCAATCCTCGCGCCCTACAAAGCTATTATTCAGGGTAAGCACTACTAGCCGCCTAAATACGCCGTTACTGGTATCGTCTATGTTCGGCAGCCCGTTGGTGGCAAAGGTCAGTTTAGCGCGTGGCGTAAAGTCAAAAGGTTTCTTGTATTTAGGGTTTGCAGTAAGCACCTCCTGAGCTACGGCCTTCTTTATGCCTGTGGTCGCCGAGGTTTCACGAAATGATATTTCGGTGCTGGTGTTCACCCAGCTGTCGGCTAGGCGCTCTAGGCCGCGCTGCTCTCCAAACTCACTCCACTCTAAGCGCGTTACTTTGGGCACCATAGCGGCCAGCGTATCCAATATCACGCTTTTGCCGTTACCACCATCGCCGTACAGCACCAGCGCCTTATGGTAATTAAGCGCACGGCTAAGGCAATAGCCAAACCACTCCTGTAAGAAAAGCGTCTTTTGCTCTTTGTCAGCATCGCCTGCAAAAGCTTGCTCTATAAACTCCAGCCAGCGCTCCGGCATTGCCTTGCTTTTGTACGTGAAGGGCATTAAACCCGTAATACGGTGCTCACGTATTTGCGCTACATCTTTTACCAGTATGCCGCGCTCCAGGTCGTAAACACCGTCTGAGAAAGCGAGTAGGTTAGGACGCTGGTTTGGCTCCGCTGCCAGCTCCACGCGTAGCCTGTTGATGATAAAACCCACGTTGGTGGTTGTGGCTTTCTCTTTGAGGGTGTGGATGATTGAATACTGTATTTCATCTTCAGGTAGTATTTGGTAGCTCTTTCCATCAAAATAGTAAAACGTACCGGCGCTAAAAAAAGCGCTCTTCGCGCTTAATTGGGCTAGCAATAGGTTGCCAGCGGTGTAGTGGTCTTTTACCCCGTCTAGGGCTTCCAGCGTTGCCATACTTCGTTTATTAGTTCTTTGTTGTGGTCAGGTGCGTAATGCTCAAAAAATTCGCTATTGTGCGTCTGCAAATCGTATAGGTACATTTGCCAATAAGCTGTTCGCATTACAAATATCATACAGCTTTTGAGCCTATCCTCGGCCATTGCCAGCCGTTGGCGTTCCAGTTCCCGCTGCGCCTGGAGCTCTAGTTGGTAGCGCTCCAGGTTTTGCAGCGGAAAGCCCTTAGCCCTCTGTGAGCTCAAATATAGCGCTAGCGCGTCCATTGTTAAAGGCTATTTGTAGCTCCTTTTCGTACAATTCAATATACATTGCACGGTTTGGTACGTGGATGCCGTTGGCTTCGTAGCTGGTCAGCAAAATGCCTAGTGAGCTGTACTCAAAAGTCGCTAGGTCCGCGCTGATTCTGTCGCCAATACTTTGCAGTTTCGTTTGTTCGTGTTTTTCCATTATCGTTAAATCCAAAATGATTAAAAAAGGGGTTAGTAAAGTCGTTAGGTATCCAACCGTTTTCTATGCATCTTTGCTTTCGTCGCAGCCGCTCGTCCGGGTGCGCTCCAGCTGCGATATAAGCTCTAGCATCGTCTGCATTTCTAATACTGCGACTGCCCCCCTTCGGTTTCTTTTCCATAGCACTACGTTTATTGTGGTTTTAGGCATTGCCTCCAGCGTCTTAAAAACGTCCAGCCCTCTCTCCACGTGCTTACATTGGAATGCCCAGTTACCGGTCTTGACTAGATCCATACCGGCAGCGTCTGCCGCCCTGTCCGTGCTCCGGGCAGTCACAACCTGCGGCCAAATCGGTCGCAGAAAATGGGCACAAAGTAGTTCCCACCTGTTCCCCTTTTGTTTTGCGTTTAGTGCCATACAGTTCTGCTAAAAGGTCTAAGTGAGCGCGAATTTCTCCGCGCTTACTTTTCTTAGAATGGTAGGTCATTTATCGGCGCTGTTTTTGCATCTACTCCCTCCCAAAGGTCGTCAAAATTGGCGCTGGAGCCTTTGTACTCTTTTAGGTCTAAAATAATAGCACCGTTTAAGTAAAAAGACAGCCCCTTTTTGCCCATATATTCATAAGCTTTTAACGTGCCTTTTACCTTCATTAGGCTATCGTTTCCAATTAACCCTTTGTACTCTTTTTTGTCCAACGTGTAAACTTTGGGCAGGTTTTGGCTTTTGAGGCTTACAAACGGCGGTACCTTCTCCAGCTCTTCGCTGTCCTTTTTGCGCTTTTGTACCTTCACCACGGCAGCGTATACGCGCTCCCCTAAGTCGGCCAAAGCGTCTATACTTTCCTTTGAAAGCACTAGATCCATTTGGTACTTTTTGCTAAAGTCGGAAGGGCCGGATGCCTCAGTAATTTTAGCCCATTGGGCCAGTCCGGTTATTACCACGTCGTGGCCTTTAATGTAGTCGGGTGTCATTTGTTTGGAGTTACTTTAATTGTGTCTGCGGTGTATTTTACGTGGCTCAGCGGCACTATTTCGCCGGTTTCGTCGTCCACTAAGGTGCGGCCATTTAAGTAAGCAGCGTGCGCCATTTTGGCCTTACTTTCTATATGGCTCATTTTGCCCTTTAATACCTGCCACTCTTCTAAGTGGTCAAAGCTGTGGCGCGCGGTGCCCTTCATTAGCTCCACCTTGAAACCGCCATATGCAGCGGGACCGGTATCCATTACTTGTTGCAGTACCTGGGGCTTTAATTCCTCCAGGCAGTGCTCTAAAAAGTGCCAGGAGGCCTTTATTTCTAAGTAAGCGCGGTGAGGTTCTACGTCGCCATTTTCAACCTGGTTAAAAAGGCGCTCAACGTATGCCTGGTCTACCATCTGCTTTCTATTTCAAGGGTGTTCAGTTGGCTCAATTCGTGGCGTGCTTTGGCTACACGTATGCTAGCTTCCTGAAGGATGAGCATATAGTAGCGGTCCGCTGGCTGTTCGCTTACGCGCAGCCGTCCGTGGATCGCGTTTAGCGCGCGGTCTACGCGCTCAAGGTGCCCCTCGGCAGTTTCTAGGCTATTCATTGCGCAGTACGTTTACGGTTGTATCAATAAGCTCGTTTATGTCCTTTTGCTCACGTATAAAGAGTAGCACCTGGTATATACGTGTAGGGCTGTTGCCAGTTACCTCGGCAATAACCTGCGCCTGTGCCCGGAGGCTGTGAAAGCCCAGCGCGTGCAGCTGGGCCATCTTTGTGTAGTATTCTAAGTTCACGACGCTAGCCAAAAGCAAAAGTACAGCCACACAAAGCCGGCCGCGATTAGCTTAATTGAGAAAAGTAGGTTTTTCATAATAGTGAGGTTTTAGGATGCCACAATATTATGTAGTGTTTTTGAATTGTGCAAATAAATTTTATCAAAAAATAAAAAAGGGGCACGAAGCCCCTGTAAAATAAGGTTTTTAGGCGCTTACTTTTTTTTCATTAGGCGCTCCAGTGCTGCCTGAATAATTGCCGGGCGCTTAAATACTAAGCCTACCACGAAGGCAATAGCCGTTACGATTACTTCCTCTTGTGTCATTTCCAATTTAGGTACTGCGTCTTATTTTTAACCTTTACGGCGCGCAGCGTTTGCCGTTTCAGGTCTTCAATATCAAAAGAAACGTGCACCCAGTCGGGGCCGTCTTCTAGCGTTCCAAACTCAAAAATTAGCTGCGTGTAGCTGCCGTATGCCTTGAGTAGATTAAAGATACGCATATTCTCCGCGGCGCTGCCCTGGTCAATATCTACCGCCATTCCAAAACAGTGGTGGCTGGTTGCGCTTGCGCCCCCTACGGCCTTGTTTAGCGCTGTAGACCGATAGCCTGAGCTTATGCGTATTGGTTTGCCGTACAGCGTGCGCAGCGGCTCCAGCACGTGCTCACAAAGCAGCTCTAAGTTCTGCACGTACTCAGGCGTGGGCATGTTGTTTATGCCCTTGCGCTGGGCCAGTTGGCTGCGCGTTAGTTCCGCTAGGCTAAAGTGCTTACTTATTTGCATTCTTTTCCTTAATGTAGTCGCGCCGCCATTTCCAAATGGTATAGCCGAGGTTGACCCCCATTAAGGCCAAACCTAGCGCAAGGTGTGCATTGCTCAAAATAAAACTAAATAAGCTCAATAGCCACACTTTGGCCGTATCGTGGACGCTGTGCTCGGTCATAACTCAATAGGCGCGGGAGGTTGGCAGCAAGGTGCGTCGGGGTTCACCTGGCAAAATTCGGTTTGGTATTCGCTTTCCCACCCAGCAAAGATATGCACCCCACACGGCTCTGGCCATACAACGTAAGCCGCAAAGCTGGTAGTTAAGGGCTCACCCGCCCATAAAATATCTACGCTTATTTTGCTGGACTGCTTAACGCAGACCTGCATACCTTCCGGGTCGGTGCTCCACTCGGTGCACAGCTTGCCCAGCTCTACCACTGCGGTAACTAGTTCGGTATCCCAAACTTTCTCCGTAATACCGTCCAGGCTGGTAACGGTCTTTTGGATTTTAGCCTTTGCCGTAGCCCATTGGGTAGGCGTAAACTCGTATTTCAGAAATTTCATAGCGTGGTAAGTTCTGCCAGTTGGGCGTTGGTTAAACGGGTCTTGAATAGTAGGGCTTGGGAAAATTTACCGCTAAATGCAGAAACTCCGCCCTCTTCATTTACTGCCAAATAATAATTGCTTGTTGCTGGAACTGTTGCTGCGGTGCTTGTAAATACCGAAGCACCATTTAGGTAAATGGCATACTGACCGCTTTTGTATGCAACGGCTATTTTATAATTTCCATTAACCAAACTTGTACCAGCAATGTTTGTTTGATTGATTATTGTAGAGCCACCGCTTGCAACAAAGAAAAATATATTTCCAGAAGCGTTTTTTAATACAATGATTCTATTTGCCCCCGTGCCGTCACCAATTGCCACAACTCGGTCAATTGTTCCAGTATTTGCGGCATCGTTTACCTCCACAAAAATAGTCCCCTCCGTCTGCCCGATAAGGGACGAAATGCCCGTTTTAGAAGCAGCATCCGCCACACGGGTCACGCTTGTGGATAGGGTGGGGATGTAACTTTGAACATACCCCGTAGCCGTGAGGTTAATGCCCCATAAGTAAAAACTGCTGCCATTACCCACATAGTTGGTGTCTGTTGCAGCGTTTTGCATTTGAATAAATATGGGGACACTTTGCGTAACAGTTGCCGTTCCCGTTACGGAAAAGCGATACCATCCGTTGCCGTAGTCCTCTACCTTTCCCGTTCCGTTGATATTCGTTATCTGAAGAGTATCCAAGTTTAATACCGCCCGAGCGTTTGCTGCCGTTGCCGCATTTAAAAGCAAGAAACGACCGCTTGAATTCTTTTTTACAAATGCCGAAAGCGTGTAGGATGTTCCCGAAGCAAAAGAAGCAGAAGCGATGTATATTCTATGCCGTCCGCTTGTAGTGTCATCGGTTAAGGTGTCCGCATTAGTATAACCATCGGGTGAGGTTACGCTATTGGCGGTAATTGTTGCATTTTCCTTAATCCAATAGGCGTTATCCAGCTGCTCGCTAAATTGGTTTATTGCGGTGGCGGCTGGCTCAAGCAACAAACGAGGGCAAGAACTATTAAGGTAGTCCAAACGGGGTACGTTGCTCACTGGCCCAACTGATACAGCTGCGGTGGTGGTGGGTATGTAGTCGGTGGCGATGTCGCCCGTTTCCGCTTGGGCATTTTGTATAACAATAGTACCAGTGCTTCCTGCGGCACTACTGGCACTACCAGCGTCACCTGCAATAACTCGCCAAATGTTAGAAGCGGCCTTGGTGTATGCAATCGAAATACGATACCAACCACTACCAACCGAAATAACAAGCGCAGTTACACCGCTTTGCGCTACAATGCTGCCATTTGTTAAATTAACTCCAACATACGGACCAGCATTAGAAGTAATTTCAGTGTAATTAGAAGTACCAGCTTTAACGTAAACGCTAAATGTTTCCAAACCCGTAGTAGCCAAAGTTTGTTCCACACGTCCGTATGCACCGCTTTTAGATAAAAGCCAAGCGTTGCTGCTTCCGTCATAACCAGCTTGCCCGCTTGTTACGGTTGCGCTTGTAGTAATCCAAGTCGTGCTAAACGTATTGCTTTGCAAAACAAGATTCGTCCGCACCTTCTCAATAAGGCCGTTAGAAGCCACACGGGTAGCACCCGAAGCACGGGTAAAAGATAGCTGCCCGTCCGTTGTTAGTGGCTTTTGTGCGTAAACGGTGCCAGCTTTGTAACCCGAAGGCACTACCACTAAACTGGCGTTATCATAAAACTGGCTCATAACAGGGTTTCAATGGCGTTAATAGTGCAGCTGCGCGCCTCTACCGTTCCGCTGTTAGACAGCACGTAAGCCTCATAGGTGGCGAACAAAGAGCCGGCGTAGTTACCTGACGCTAAGGTAATAATAAAAGTAGCGGCGTTCATAGTGTACAGTTATTGGTTTCTACCGTGCCTCCGTTTTTAATAACGTAGGTATAGTATTGTAAATTCTTGGGCAGTTCGTAGCTTATCATTAGTCGGAAGGTAATAGGTTTCCGTCTATAAATTCACGGTAGGTAACGCGCGTGGAGCGCTCCAGCATTTGCAAGTTAACGGGCTTATAGTCAACACCGCCCCAGGTGAAGGTGTGGTTATAGCTTATATTTCCGTCTAGCTCCAGCTCATAGTACTGCTGCGTTCGGTACGCCTTGCGGGCTATTTGGTTGGCAACAATTTCCAAAAGCTGGTTAAACTCGTTGCCCCATTTTGTGTTGGCGTTTCCGGTGCCCGTGGTACTGGTTGCATCCGGGTACCAGCGTATGCTGCCGTTTAGTACGGTGCTTCCGCTTTGTGCAATATCCGTAAAGGAAGTAGCCAGCTCCAAGGTTATGCCAGTAACGCGGCTGGTGTTGTCTGCTATATAGGTAACGTAGGTAGGCGCTCCCGCTTTGTACTCAAAGGTAGCTTGCGCTGCAAAGGTTAGGCTGCCCACGTTTCCGGTGCCCGTTAAGGTATAGTAAAAAGGCTCAGATCCAATAGCGGGCAAATCGTCTAGTTTGTAATTGTTGACGGTTACCGTTTCTTCAAAAATTCCTGGCGTTGGGTTTGGGTTTTCTGCTAGGAAAGTTACTACGGTATCTACCGTTGTTGGTGTAGTGCTCCATGCGCTGCCAGTCCAATAGTAACCGTTGTAGCGGAAAGTTTGCTTAAAGGTAATGCTGCGCGTAGTGGGCGGGTAAAAAGCGGGTAGGCTGTACCTGGCGCGCAGTGAACCATTAAAATCTATTTCAGTTGTGCCATCGCTTACGGGGCTGCCTATGTTTACCGCGTCGTATGCGAGGTAATCGGTAGGCTCGTACCAAATATAAGAGCTGCCCGCGTAAGGCGTTGTTATTCGCGTTTCTGCGTTTGCTGGTTTGTACATTTCCACGCCATCGCTGTACACTAGTGGCGTTACGGTTGTAGCTGGTGGCGTAATGCGTGCGCTAAATAGCCCGCCGCTGTCGTAAAGGTTGTACCAGGCAGGGGTTTCGTATTGGCAGCTGCGAAATACTAGGCTTCCTTTGTCTTGAAACAGCTGCAAATTGAAGGCGGTACAAATATCTAGTATTACCTGCCTGGAGCTTTTAGGCTCAAAGTTGGTAAAAATAAGCCCGTCCCTGGTGGTGCCCGTTACGAACATTCCGCCCTGGTTGGTAAAGGAAGCGATCGTATTGGTTGGCTGATAGTGCTCGGAAATATAAAAGCCGTCATCAAAAAGATTGATCAGCTCGCAAAAGGTAAATATTTGGGCTATTGTTTTGGTGAAGCTCAGTACCTTATTTTCTACAAAATAATCCGCTTTTTTGTCTAAGAATTGGAACCCGTCGGTAGCCGTAATTTTCACTAAGCGCTCGCCGTTAATAACCTCAATTTCGCCGAGGTCGGCAGTAATGAAGCCACGCCAAACTACATTTAGACCTTCGTGCACCTCCAGCACCCAGTCCGGCGTACTGGTAAAAAACACAGTACGGAAGTCATCGTAAGACGGTGTACTACTAATAGGGTAAAACTGCGCCGTGCAAGTGCTGGGTACTATGCCAGGTAGTACGCTGTCTTGTGGCTGGTATTGAATGTTCCAGTCCGCGCAACCAATTTCCAGCGGAGGCGTAAAGTCAAAGCCCTGGTAAGTAGTGCCCAGGTCGTAAATCTTAAAGTCGTACCGGGCAGTTTTTGCGTAAAATACTAGAGTTTTAGCCACCGCTCCGTCCGTAATTAGTTAGGTTGCGCGTATTGTTTAGCAGCAAGTCGGAGCCGCTTACGCGTCCTGTAAAGTTAAGGTTTTCTACCAGCCCGGTGTTTGGGTTAAAAGCGGAGCCACCTAAGCCAGGTAGGCCCATTTGGCCGCCTACTACCTTGAACATATTGCCCAGGCTTATGCCTCCACCTATACCAATAGATTTCAGCGCTAAAGACAAAGCGAAAGCGGCGGCCGCAGTTACGAGTAAACGGTTCCGCATTTCTATAAGCTTCTGCTTGAATACGTCAAAGAATTTTTGATCCGTCTCTGCGGCTTCTTTAAACGCGGCAAAGCCTACATTTACTAGGTCCATCATTCCGGAGCTGAGCGCTCCTATTTGTGCTTCGAGCTGTTGGTAGTTCCGTTTTACCGCTACTATGCCTGGGATGATTTCATCTTCAAAACCTTGGTGAAAGGTCATAAAGTCCTCCAGTGCTGAGGTATCCAAAGCCTCGGCCATAGCGTCGCCGTACTGAAACCAGTACATTGTACCGGCGAATAGGTCGCCGTTTAAGTCATCAAAAAATGAGTTTATTTCCGAGTTAATTGAGCCGGCGCGCTCTAGTTTTGCGTTGTAATCAATTAGCGCTTTTGTTGCCGTATTTACAGCCGTTGCCTGTGCAGCTACCGCGGTAGTGGTTTTAATTATTGGCTGGTCTGGCGCCTTTGTGTTGCCGGTAGCGTCAAAGTATTGCTGCGCTAGGTTGCGCATTTCGCCTGGCTTAAGTAGGCCACTGCCAGCACCTAGCTGCGCGCCTCCAGTTACGCCCTTAGCGGCCATATTTAGCAAAGAGCCAAAGCCAGCTACTAAATCCTTAACGAATTCGCCCGCGTCCTTTATTTCCTTTTTAATAAAGCGAACGGTAGCAATAACCGCGGGCCCAATATCCTGGCCCAGTTCAGCCTTAAAGTTCTGCCATTCCACGCCAAACTGAGCTACCTCGTCGGTAGCGTTGGTAGTGGCATCGCCCATTTTGCCAATTTCCTCGCTGGCAATTTCCGCTACCGCTTTGGTAACGTCAGCAATTGAAGCAGCCTCAGCGCTTACGCCTCCCAGCTTTTCGCGAAGCTGTACAGCCGAAATACCTAAGTTGTCAAGGATTAGCGGCGACTTGCGGCCAATACCGGTAACAATTGATTGCGTAAGGTAGTCAACGGCTTGCCCGGTTTCCTTAGCGCGCATTTGGGCAAACTTAAATAAGTTGCCCAATTCTTGAATTGGTATTCCAAAGTTTCCAGCCTGAATGCTTTGTTGCATAAGCTGCAAGTCCGTAACCATTCCGCGCGTTGACTTGCGCAGTTCGTCCAAGTCAGCTGCATCGCCAAACCGTCG